TGATATCCCCTATCGGAGTGATTTCCCCTCCTCTGTTTAGATCGCTTGATGTGCCAAACACTGTGCTAGCTTCTGAAGGAGGAGTTGGTGTCCTCTGTATTATTAAGTCAGGTACTGTGCTTTCATCCGGCATAGTACCCAGTGCAGGCACTTTTTCTAAAATAACATCTCCTTGTTTTTCTATAAATGTCTTTTCATTATCTAGGTTTATTGTTTTCATGAAATGCTTAAATGGCAATTCGCTTAAGGTTAATTTTTCTCCTAATTTCTGACGATCCATAATTGCCCAATCATATATAACACCAAGTTCGTATTCAACAGGATCATCAGAAGAATAATCTAAGTCTCCCCACCCAATAGTTTTAACAATCGGATTGATAAGATGCCAACACTCTGAGATTCCATCACCATCATCAAGTTGATAGATTGAAATTCTTTGTTTTGAAGTTGACGCATTTTTAAAATCTGCCACATCTTCCAAGCCAAGCCCAAAAGAGTTTGCAATTGTTGATGATTTTTCTGGGGTTGTTATGGTTCTCCAAGACTTACCTGAGCCATCAAGTTTAAGTTTTGTTGAAATATGATGACCTCCGCCAAATTCACCAGCAGTTTTTGAATTAACATTACGAAAATGAGGATCTCTAAATTGAGAATTGTCAACATAAGGGTAAGTATAGCCGGTGTTGTTCATAATTTGCCACAAGAAAGCTCCTGTGTCAAAAACAGAATAATTATGTCCCAAGCCATTCATGTCAACAAATTTCATTGTTATTGGTTGCCATGTTGCATTACCGGGATAATTAAATTTATGGTTCAATAGTCTAAATTCTTTTGTATCAAAATCAACTTTTGGCTTGTTTAAGCTTTTAATATTTGGCAAATAAAACATCCCACCAAAAACAACAACAAATTTGCTTTTGGCTTTTGGCTGTACTCTACTATTCGTCCACCATGACATTTAGTTCTCGCTTATTCTGCTTCGTAGAAGCTACCGAGTCCGTTTCCTTCGATAGTTTCACATGTTGCCCAATCATACATAAATTCAAGATCAATTGTTGAAATGTCATCATTTTCATAATCAAGTTCTGAGAATGCAACCTTTTTAATGTATGGGTTTTTAAGTTCCCAAGTTTCAATAGCGTTTCCACCTGAATCAAGTTGGCGGATTTGCACGTATTGAAGAGCAGAATTGGTCTTGTTTTTTGATTGAGTTGTAAGAGTATTGGCATCTCCAGGAACGACATAACCACCAGAACGAATAATATTATTGATTCTAAATAGTGATCCGGGGTCAACTGGGTCAACAAGTGTCATGGAAATAGACTGCCATTCAACCTTTCCGGGAAAATGAAATGTATGTCCCATGTATACATGTTTACTATCAGCAACGGTAAAGTTCGGCTTCGCTACTTTCTTAGCCCACCATACAGCTGGTTCGTTGCCTTGGATTCCTCCAATAAATACTTGAAATCTAAAATTTCTTTTAGGGTCTCTCTCAGGTGTTGTAGTCCAAAATGACATTATTATTTTCTCCTATAATTCTTTAATAACTAGTTGGCTTAGGCAAATTCTGCCCCGGTGCGAGTGATTACAAAGTCAATAGCGATGTATTCAATAGCTCTCGCAGGCTTAAGAAAGATCTTGGCGTACATGATATTTCTATCAATAAGATCTGGTGTAGTTGTTGTTCCATCAAGAACCAAACGATAATCTGTTAGTCCAAACTTCGATTTAACATCTGATAGAATAGGCTCTGCTTGTGAACGGAATCTTGCCCATGTAGATTGAACATTTTGATCAAAGAGAAGATTTCTTGCCACATTTCCAATTTCTGCCTTAAGGAAGATCATAAGGCGACGAACGTTGATTCTGTCTAGAGCTGACGGAGTTTGTTGAAGGGTTTTTTGTCCGAATATAACAACACCTTCATTTGGAAAGGTTGCAATTGGATTGATACTAACTTCATACAAATCATCTCGCTCGGATGCATCAAGACGTTGACGCGCTTGAATCACACGAGGACCAGAGCGTCCACCGAGGTTTCCAAGTCCACCACGGTTAAAACCAGCTGGAGCAAACCAAAGTTCAGATGAAGCATCTGATTGAGCCATGGCACCGAGTCCTGCAACAGATGAAGGAACCCACACACGCTCTCCATTGTTCAAGTTATCTTGAATTTGAACAGCTGGGTAATAAGCACATGCATAACTTGAATCAAGTTGGCGATTCTTAAGACTAGAGATTGCTGAGGATACGCTTCCCAATCTAGAAGATTGAGAATCACCAGTTTCAGCTTCTGAAGTTGGTTTATAATCACCTTCTAAGTCAATAACAGCCAGCATATCTTTACGAGATTCAGCAGTTCTAATAACTTTAGTAGTTATAATTGGGTTTTTAACGCCCGGTACACATAGAAGAGAAGCAGGTACAGTTTCTGGATCAGAAACAGAATCAATCGTTTTATTCAAAGAATACTGAAGATAGTTGTCTTTTTCACTAAGAGTGCTTCCAATCAAGTCTTGACGGAAAGGTTCTTTCTCTGTGATATCAAGTCCATCGAATCCACCGAATAAAGGAAGAACGAACTGCTTAACACCTTTGTTAAGAAGAGCCTCAAGTCCATCAGTTGCTACATAAGAGGTACTATTTGCCATTGAACCAGAAGTCCAAGTTGTAGTGTTGTTAACTGTACTGACGACAATGTCATTAAGAGAGAACACACAAGAGTATTCAAAGTCTCCGCTTGGGGCGAATTGTTGCCCAGCATACTTCTTGGGTAATGGTCTCAAATAATCACAGTAATCTGGATCATGAAGTGAAGAGTTAGAATCAACCTTTGGTCGAATTCCAAAGTAAACTTTATAGGGACTTGCAGAATATCCATCAGAACCGTTTACACGAAGAGGGAGTTTGGGGAATGAAAATTTAATTGCTTCAAAGCCAAATAATTCAATAGCATCATCTCCCGTTGCAGCTGTGTTTTGCACAACTCTAGGGGTAATAAATGAACCAGCAAAAGGAACACCTTTTTCGTCAGAAAGTATAGCTTGATCTTCTATTGCCATAAAAGTTTTTGGACGACCAGGGCCTAAGAAGCCAACAGGAAGGTCTGTATCATCATAATTTTGATATTCTGCATACATTTTAATGCGAACATAATCAGAAACGTTTGGATGATCTCCATAAGAACGATAACGACGATCTTCTTCGCTCCACTCCATATACATATCGCCAATACGACGAGCAATGAAGTTTGGAGAGTTTGGATCTAGACTACATCCAGAATACTTTTCAAGTGTTCCACCGTTAACATCCATAATTTTTACAGAAAAAGTTCCGTATGGGTAAACAGTAGGATTGGTTGCAAGTTTAAGGTCTTCAATTGCAATGAGAGTATTCTTTTGAATCTCTTCACCAGCATGAATACATTCAAAGCGGAAAAGTTTAGAAACGCTTGATTCACCAGCATAATTAGCGTTATTTGAATCGTAATTTCTACCAATAAGGTATCCGGATTTTGCCTCAGTTGACCCGGTTCTTTGATATCCCCAGTTTCCTTCATCATCCGTTGGAGCATCATCATCTTTATGAAGAGGAATAAGAGCAGCTACTTGAGCAGCAGCAGTTTCTGAAGTGACTTTTTCTTTCAAAGCTCTTTCAAAAGATTCTCCAAGCCAATAGTTTTTCTGATCAGAAGTTTCAGTGATTGATGTATTTACAAGTTGTGGATTTGTATTGAATTTATTACGAATGTAATCTCCACTTGTTCTATCAAAGTTAAAGCTCACATTTTCTACTTCTGTTCCGGCAGCGTTGTAAATAATAGCGTTGAAAGTTAAAGGAGCTGCAGGTGAAGCTGTTGATTTTACAAGACCATCAGCAATACCGTTTGTAACAACGGCAGAACCAGCAGCATCTATTCCATCTAAAGTCATATATCCGCTGTTTACATAGAAGACAGCGGCTAGACAGCCTTCGCCAGTTGCATTTGCTGCTAGGTTTGTCGATACTCCTTTTCCGGTTCCACTATTGGTAACATCTAAATCTTGATCTACATCAGCCGCTGAAAGGGCGCTGGGCTTCTTTCCCACAGCAGCAAAAAAAGTATTTGTGCCACCTGCATCTGTTATTGTCAGTTCTTCCCCAGTTGTTGAGGAGAGATTAAACAATTTCAAAGTGCTAGTATTGTCATCTACAGCTATATTGGAAATGTCGCCATTTGTTAAAGCTAAATCAATTGCTGCTTTCACTTGAGCCAGAACTTCATTAAAAGAACCACCGGTACTTTTAACGGGACAAGTATACAATGGCACACTATCCGTTCCACCTGTTGCATTTCTAGTAACAGTGCCATAAGCATTTGATGATTCATCAAAAGTAATTTCAATCTTTAATCCAGTGCTCTGAAGAATAGAGTCCGCGACAACACCTCTAATAAATCTAAGCACACATGTTGTCTCCGGAGTATCACCAATGGCATCTTCATTAAAGCTGCTACCTTCTTTCAAAGTAATTGCTGTAGACTGCCCTAGAGAAGATGTATCAGCAACGAAAAGTCCGTATGCTGTTGAGTTTGTTGCTGCAGCATTTGTAATCTGTAGTCCACCAGAACCAGAAAGTTGCCATCCAGCATATC